GAACCTCCTCAGCCTGCTCAAGTAGTAGAAGTTACAGCTCCAGAAGCACCTAAGGACAACTTGACAGAAGTTATTGCTGAGCTTACGGGCCCGGTAGAACCTGCTCCAACTGAGCCTGTCCTTGTGGAACCTCCTCAGCCTGCTCAAGTAGTAGAAGTTACAGTTCCAGAAGCACCTAAGGACAACTTGGCAGAAGTTATTGCAGCTACTGTTAATCCTCCTGTTGTACAGCCGCCAGTTGCAGAAACAACTGCTGTAGCTTCTCCGACAGCCCCTGATACTCAAGTTGTTGAGATTACCCAAAATAAACCAACTCAAACCATTGGAGATGTGGCTGCTGTGGTCAATGCCGGTGCTCAATACGGCCCCGGGATGACAGGAACTCAAACAACTGTCTATGATAAAGTCTTAGAAACAACCGGGGATAAGACCGCTGCCGATACAGCTACTAAATTGGTTGGGTCTTTAACTCTAACAGATATTCTGAAGGCTCTAACTAATCTGTCGTCAACAGGTTTGTTAAGTTCTGGGGGCGGCGCAGGAGGTGGTGGAGGAACTGCCCCGATGGCCCCGACAACGCCTGTTCCTGTAGGAAACGCTGACTATTACAAAGCAATTCAACAGTATTACAATACTTATATGCCTGCGGCTCCCAGAGACGTAGCAACCCCACTGCAACAATGGTATGAAGGTAAATTTGGAGGTTAAATGGCGACACTGATTACAAAGAATAGTAGCACTGCTGCTGCTGTGCCCGGAACAGGGGATCTTGTTCAGGGTGAGTTAGCTGTTAATGTCTCTGATAAGCGGATTTTCACTAAAAACTCCGGTGGTACTGTCGTTGAACTTGGTACTAATCCCAAAGTACTTACGTTGGACGGCGATTATCAAGAAAAAGTCAATACCGCCAATACAAGTACTGCTTACACGATCAGTCTGACAAGTGGCACCATTCACATCTTAACACTCACAGGTAACTGTACTTTTACCTTCCCTACAGCTACTGCTGGTAAATCTTTCATGATTCTACTCAAGCAAGACGGTACGGGTAGTAGAACTGTAACGTGGCCTGCTGGTGTAAAATGGCCCAATAATGCTGCCCCCTCCATCACAGCTACGGCAAGCAAGATGGATAAATATATTTTCACTGCCGACGGTACTAACTGGTACGGCAGTAACGGCGGTCAAAACTACACAGTTTAAGGCATACAATGTTTTCTTCAGTAACCTCTGCAATTGGTGCCCTAGGACAACAGGCATACCTGACACCGGGTACTTACTCTTGGGTTTGTCCGGTTGATGTCTACAGCATCAACGTCGTCTGCATTGGAGGCGGTGAAGGCGGCGGTTCCAGGTATGGTGGCGAAGGTGGTAATCTTCGCTATGTAAATTCGATTTCGACAACCCCGGGTGAAACCCTAACCGTGTTTGTTGGCTCTGGTGGCACTGGGTCTACCAGCGTCCTGATCAACGGCGGTAACGACGGCGGTGACTCATATCTGGACCGCAGCGGAACGAAGTTGTGTCTGGCTGCTGGTGGTGGCTCAGCGACAACAGAAGTGGGCACAGGAAACCGAGGAGGTAGTGGTGGTGCGGGTGCCTCGGTGACAGGCACATACGGTAGCGTCTTTAACGGCGGCGGTGGTGGCGGTGCTGGATCTTATGGCGGTATCGGCGGGGCCGGGGGCGGCTTTGCTGGGTCAGGGGGTTCAGGTGGCGGTGGCGGCTCTAACACCGGGGCAGCCAACAATAACACCGTGAGTGGTTTTTCCTATGGCAGTGCAGGCGCTGGGGGCGGTGGTGTTGGTGTTTTAGGCCAATCCACCAGCGGCTCTGGGGGCACAAATGGAGCCACTCCTACAGGTGGCGGAGGAGGCTCTGGAGGAACTTCGGGATCGAGTCTCGGCGCTGGGGGCTCCTATGGCGGTGGTGGTGGCGGTGGTTACTCGGCAACCGCTGGCGGCAGCAACCAAGCCGGGTCTTCCGGTGGCGGTGGTGCTGTTCGCATCATCTGGGGATCTGGTCGTGCATTCCCGTCAACTAACACAACGGACCTGTGATAGTTCAAACGAGACAAAGGAATAAAAATGTCTTCTACTTACTTACAACTTGTTAACAATGTACTTGTAAGACTTAGGGAAAACGAAGTGTCTAGTGTTTCCGACACTCCTTATAGTAGTCTTATTGGTATTCTAGTCAATGACGCTAAACGAGAAGTTGAAGACGCACATGATTGGAACTGCCTGTCACAGACTATTGTAATCCCTACTGTGTCTGGCACTAGTTCGTATACTTTAACAGGCTCCGGGCAGCGCTTTACTACTGGCGATGTTCTTAATGATACCAGCGACTACGCTCTCGATCAAGCCCCCAGAGCATGGATGAATCGTCAGTTCTATATTAGTCCTACGGTGAGTAAGGCTCCTGAGTACTATGTATACGATGGTGTCTCTGGTGACGACACTATTGTAAAAGTATGGCCTATACCAGATGATGTATATAGTCTTCGGTTTGAATTAAAAGTCCCTCAAACAGATTTATCTTCTAATACAGATGTGCTGAAAGTTCCTTCGCATTTAGTAGAACTCTTAGCGCATGCTAAGGCTATTTCAGAGCGTGGTGAGGACTCAGGACAACCTTTTGCGGAACTCTATCAACAATACCGTCTTGCACTGGCTGATGCTATCGCATTGGAACGTAACAGGTACAATGAGGATGTTGTCTGGACGGACATCTAATGACTGCAAAACTCTTAACTAATACCGTAGCGGCTCCTGGCTTCTTAGGTCTGAACACACAAGAGAGTTCAGTATCTTTGGAGTCAGGCTTTGCAACCATTGCTGAGAACTGTGTAATTGATAAGTTTGGTCGTGTTGGTGCCCGTAAAGGCTGGCTCCCTAAGCACTCTACGCTGGCTGCATTAGGAACTGCTGATGTCAAGAGCATCGGACAGCTAATAACTGAAGACGGCACTGCTTATACTGTGGCAGCAGGAAACAACAAGCTGTTCAAGCTCGTTGGGTCTACTCTGTCTGAGTTGACTTACGGTGGCGGCGGTGTAGCGCCGACAATCTCCGACAGTCACTGGCAGATGTGTTCCTTGAACAACATTCTGTACCTATATCAGTCAGGACATGATCCCTTGATCTTCGATCCCACTGTGTCTGCTGTGACGTATCGCAGGGTGTCTGAAAAGTCTGGGTACGTGGCTACTGTGCAGTCTTCTGCTTGTGCCATTAGCGCTTATGGTCGTATATGGTCAGCAGCTACAGCCACTGACAAGTCTCTTATTCAGTTTTCTGATCTTCTGTTAGGTTATGTACTTAGTACAGGCTCTAGCGGTACTCTAGACCTTACGCAGATATGGCCTGCTGGTCCTGATGAGATCACTGCCTTAGCAGCCCATAACGGGTTCCTGATTGTCTTTGGTAAACGACAGATATTGATCTACAGCAATCCTCAAGATCCTGCTGCAATGAGTCTTCAGGACGCTATCACGGGTGTCGGCTGTATTGCTAGGGATTCAGTGGTCAACACTGGCACCGATGTTATCTTCTTGTCGGACACTGGTGTACGTTCTTTGATGCGGGTGATCCAAGAGAAATCAGCACCAATGCGTGACTTGAGTTCTAATATTCGAGATGACTTAGTTGGTACAATTTCTGGATCAGTAGCTGCAAACATCAAAGCAGTCTACTCTGAAAAAGAAGCATTTTATTTGCTATCTTTTAGTGATTCGTCCTTGACATATTGCTTCGATATGCGTACAATGCTACAGAACGGAGCAGCTAGGACGACATCATGGGGACTTTCTCCTAAGTCCTTCTGTTACACACAAGACAAAGAATTGTTGATGGGTTTTGCTGGATATATTGGGTATCATGTAGGGTACTTAGATAATACCAGCACCTATAACATGAAATACTTTACTAATTATTTTGATTTCAGTGCCCCCACTGCTATTAAAATTCTTAAGAAAGTTGGTGTTGTTATTGTAGGGGGTGAAGGTTATTCAATGTCGTTGAGCATCGGCTACGACTTCACAGATAACTTTACATACCGTTCCTTCTCAATTCCTGCCGGTGTGCCCTCTGAGTATGGTGTTGCAGAGTACGGCATTGCTGAATTTACTCCTTCGTCATTGAACAGTCTTTCTGTTAATGTTGGCGGCCAAGGAAAAGTTATTCAGCTAGGATTAGAGACTGTAGTAAATACCAATGCAATTTCAATCCAAAAACTGGACATCTATGTTAAGACAGGAAAGACAGCATGAGCAACTACACGAAGACTACTAACTTTGCAGTTAAGGATTCCCTGGCAACGGGCAACGCTGCTAAGAAGGTCAAGGGAACTGAAATTGATGCTGAATTTGTAGCTATTTCTACTGCTATTGCTTCTAAAGCAGATATAAATAATGCTACATTCACGGGTACCACCTATTTTGATAACCTTTCAGTATCCGGGACCTACACAGGAACTATTAACGGAGGAACCTACTAATGCTTGGCGATCTCTTAGGACTGTTCGGTTCTATTTACTCTTCTAACAAAGCTGCTGATGCTGCTCAGGCAGCAGGACAGCAAGCTGCGCAATCCGCTCAGTTTAGGCCTGTAGGCGTTACCACTCGCTTTGGTCGTAGTGGTTTCAATTATGGTCCCAACGGTGAACTCATCGGTGCTGGCTACCAAGCTGCTCCTGATGTGGCGGCAATGCGTGAGTCATTGCTGGGCATCGGTGGTGGTGCACTGAATCAAGCACAGCAGGCTCAGGGGTTCTTCCCCCAGGTTCAGCAAGGCGCTCAAGGCTTGTTCAACCTGGGTAACCAGTATGTCGCTCAGACTCCTCAGGCAGCCGCTGCTGACTGGATGAGCAAGCAACAGGCTTTACTGGCTCCTCAGCGTGAACAACAGCTTGCTGGTGTGCGCAATCGTCTGTTCCAGACTGGCCGCAGTGGTCTTGCCACTGGTGCTACTGCTGCTGGCGATAGGGCTGCTACGAACCCTGAAATGGCTGCTTATTACAATGCTCTTGCACAGCAGGATGCTGGACTGGCTGCCCAAGCACAGCAGATGGGACAGCAACAGGCACAGTTTGGTCAAGGTCTTATGTCTGGTGCTCTTGGCTTACAAGGTGCTGGGTACAACCTTCAGAATCAAGCATTGTCTCCGTTCACTGGTGCCTTCCAAGCTGCTAACACTGTTGAACAGCAGGCTCTTCAACCATTGACACTGGGTGCTGGATTAGGCTCTTCTGCAAGTGCTGCTGCTATGCAGGCCGCTAAGTTAAACTTGGCAGGCCAAACAGAAGCTGCTGATATAAACGCTGCTGCACGTAACAACGCTATCCGACAATTGTCCGACCCTGTTGCGCAGTTGATTGGTAAGTTATTCGGAGGACCATAATGGCTACTGCTGACATGATGACACAATTGGCTACCTTGGTTCAAGGTGGCATGCCTCCTGAGCAGGCTATTCAGTACCTCCGTGACGCACAGGCTCAGCAGTTTGCTAAGATGCCTGTAAAAGAACAGTTAGCGTCCAACATTGGTATGTATGCTGGTCGAGTAGGTCAAGGTCTTCTGAGGGCTGCCGGTGTTGAAGACCCTATGCTGGCTCAGGCTTCTAAGATGCGTGATCTGGCTACTCAGTTTGACACCAGCACCGCCGAGGGCATGATGCAGTATGCTAAGGCTTTGCAGAGTGTGAACCCTGCGATGGCTCAGCAGGCTGCTGCGAAGGCCCAGCAGATGGCTCTTACCGAGTCTCAGATGGTCACTGAGCGTGCTCGACAAGGGCAGATTGGTGCTCAGGAACAACGTGCAATGGCTGAGGCCAAGGCTAAAGAAGCCGAGACCAGTAAGGCTGCTAGATATGAACAGGCTATCCATGCTCTTCCACCGGATGCTACCGATGCTGATGTTGAGGCTGTTACTCGTAAATTTGGTAAGCCTGAAGATGTTCTGAAAGCTGTTTCTCGTAGACAAGAAGTAGAAGCTAAGAAACAGGCTGCAATGGAACTTGCTCGGGAAAAGGCTCAATTAGAGGCCGCACAGAAAGAACGTGATGCAGCGTTTAAGCGAGAATTAGCCGCTGCAACTGCGGCGAATCGCTCTGCTCTTACTGGTGTCCAACAACAGATTGCCCAGCAGCGTCTTGATGATTTGAAAGAAAAAGCTGCTGAACGTACTGACAAGAAAGATGCTGCGAAGCAAGCCGCTTTGTCACATGCTCAGAAGGTTCTTGGTGATGTTGCCGAAACCAACACTTTGGTTAAACCAGCCAATACGGGTATCGTCGGTAAGCCTACTTCGTTTATTCCCGGTACGGATGCTTACAATCTGAATCAGCGTCTTTTGACACTCAAGGCTAACTTAGGTTTTGATCGCTTGCAACAGATGCGTGACGCTAGTCCTACCGGGGGTGCTCTTGGTCAGGTGGCTGTTCAGGAATTGCAGGCTTTGCAAGCAACTGTAGGTTCGCTTGAAATTGGACAAGACAGTAGAGAACTGGCTAAGAACCTGAGCAAGATTGAACACCACTACGCTAACTGGATCAGAACCACGAAGGGTGAGCAGCCTATTTCTTTTGAAGAGTTCCAGAAGTCTAAACAACCTGCTCCCCAAGCCCCTCAAGCACCTGCTGGTGGCTGGTCTATCAAGCCTAAGCAATAAGGAAACGTATGCCTACATATGTCGTTACTGCCCCTGATGGCAAGGAATATGAAGTAACTGCTCCTGAAGGGGCAACACAGGACGAAGTGTTGGCATACGCTAAAGCCAACTATGGTAAACAAGAGCCCTCTATGGGCTCTAAGATTCTTCGTCAATTAGGCTTGACTGCACGGGCAGCAGGCACAGCAGCTACCGCGATTCCTTCGATGCTTGCAGACCCTTTGGCTAGTATGGTCAATCAAGCGGCAGGCAAGAAGGTCATGGAGTTGCCTAGCCAAGGTGTTCAGAATCTGATGACTATGGCGGGCCTTCCAGAGCCTCAAGGAGGCTTAGAAAGGGCAGTTCAGGCTGGCGCATCAGCGATGGGCGGTGTTGCTCCTCAGGCTGCTCTGGCTAAGAATGTGTCGGCTTTGAAGCCTTTGACGCAGAACTTAGGTGCTCAAGTAGCCACTGCTGCTCCTGCTGGTATGGCTGCTCAAGTAGCTGCTGAGGGGACCAAGGAAGCCACTGACAGTGATCTTGCTGCTGTGATTGCTGGTATGGTTGGCGGCGCTACTGTTGGAAACTTAGCGGGTAAATCAGTAAGCGGCGCTAAGGATTTTGTACGCCCTAAAGTGTCTTTGGATGACATCAAAGCCAAGGCACAGGCAAACTATCAGAAGATGGAGGCTCAAGGAGTTGCACTGAAACCTAAAAGTGTGCTGGACATGCTTGACAGTGCAGAGACTAATCTGACTTCTTCTAACTTCAATCCTAAACTAGACACCCATAAGCCTGTGCAGCAGGTACTGGATCAGTTAAAGGACATGGTAGGCACTCAACGAGTGTCCTTCACCAAGTTAGAGCAGATGCGTTCCGCTGCAACCGACTTACGGGCTTCTAAGGAACCTGCTACACGTAAGTTTGCTGGTCAGTTAGTTGCTGAGATCGACTCATACATTGGACAAGTTTCTCCTAAGGATGTTGTTTCAGGTAAAGGCAATGTGTCTACGGCAGTGAAAGCTGTGCAAGAGGCACGACAGGATTGGCGTAATCTTTCTAAGGCTTCTATCCTAGAGAATGCTTTGGATGTGTCTGAAGCTAAGGCACTTGATCCTAAAGCGTCTCAGGGTGAGTTACTGAGACGGCAACTGATTAACCTTGCTGCTGATAAGAACAAGATGCGGTCTTTCACAGAGCGTGAACAGAATGCAATCAAAGCAGCAGCACAGGGCGGTTCAGGCGATCCGCTTTTAAGCCTCTTGGCTAGGTTCAACCCTGAGCGTAGTCAACTTGCAGCAGGAACTGCTGTAGTGGGCGGTGTTGCTCATCCCGTTGTTGGTGTTACTATGGCTGGCGCTGGTTATGGTGCTGATAAACTCCAGAGTTTCCTTCGTACATCAGGAACTCGCAGGCTTATGTCGGACATTGCTGGTGGTACGTTACCAACACCCGGTGCAGACCTGAGAATCCCAGGTTTGATGTCTTCTCTGTATACCCAAGAGGAGCAATAATGGACTTCTTTTCAGGAGGTATTCTAGGCAGTCTCTTAGGTGGCTTGTTCCGACTAGCTCCCGAGATCCTGAAGTTCTTTGACCGCAAGGATGAACGACAACACGAACTAAAGATGTTCACTTTGCAGACGGACTTGGAGAAGTTGCGTGGTGAGTTCCGTATGGAAGAACGCTACGCAGACCACGGCATTGCTCAGTTAGATGCTATTGGTGAGGCCTTCAAGCAACAAGGTGAAGCAGACAAGAAGGCATGGAAGTGGGTTGCTAGTTTGTCTGCCCTTGTTAGGCCCGGAGTCACTTACGTTCTCTTTGGGATGTACGTTGCCTACAAGATCATTATGGTGTCTTATGCCATAGACTCTGGTGCTCACTGGCATGAAGCACTGGTATCGCTATGGACTGCGGAAGACTTCGGGATGCTCAACATGATCCTGACGTTCTGGTTTCTTGGTAGAACCATAGACAAGTATCGTGGAAGCAATTAAGATTGCTAGGGAAGCTCTTGTGAAGCCCTTTGAGGGTTATCACAAGAGACTGCCTGATGGGGGCTGTAAAGCCTATCCTGATCCCGGTACTGGAGGACACCCCTGGACCATCGGCTACGGCTCTACGGGGCCTGAGATCACTCCAGAGACTGTCTGGACACACCAGCAGGCTGAAGCAGCCCTAGACGAGCATCTAGAGTACTTCAACAAGGGTCTGCTGAAGCTGTCACCAAAGGTGGTTAACTATCCCCGTAAGCAGGCTGCTCTGATCTCCTTCTGCTACAACTGTGGCTTAAGGAACTATCAGATCAGTACACTGCGTAAGATGGTTAATGAAGAACGATGGGATGAGGCCGCTACAGAGATCCTGAAGTGGAACAAGGCTGCTGGTAGAGTCCTCAGAGGACTGACTATCAGACGACAAGCCGAAGCAATGTTGCTCAAGTAGTAGAAACAAAAAAGCCCCTGTCAAGGAACCTTAAAGGAACCTTGCAGGGGCTTTTTTATTGTCTATTCAATTATGGGCACTGGTCTTCGAACTTAGTCTTGGCAATGATGTAGTCCTTGACCAAGCTGCTGCGCACAATGTCATCAGTGGTGAACTCAAACCTGCTAAACTGCTTCATGGTGTCGCAGATAGACAGGAACTTAGGGAGTCCAGATTTGTCATCCTTCTTCCGCAAGTCTGTCTGCCTGATGTCACCACAGAAGATAATCTTACTGGTGTGACCAACACGGGTAATGATTGTGTCCAGTTCCTCAAAGTTCATGTTCTGAAACTCATCCACTAACAGGATAGTGTTTGTGAATGTGGTCCCACGGATGAACGATGTGGACAGGAACTCAGCATGTCCTTGCTCACAGAGTCGATCCCAAGCATCCTTGCGACGGAACAGGTCTGATGCAATTTGTCGGTAAGGCTGAATATACACCTCCATTTTGTCATCAGCGTTACCCGGCAAGTGCCCCATGTCTCGGCCCTGTACGGAGCTACGAACAACCACTACCTTGTCGTATGGGTTGCTACGCTCTAGAACCTCCTCCAGGGCCTTGTAGAGGGCAATGTAGGACTTCCCGGTGCCTGCTACACCGTGGAGACACATGAAGTAATCTCCTCGGGTGTAGGCATCGAAGAAGTCCTGCTGCTTAGCAGTCTTAGGCTGAATCGTACTCATGTGATCCAGCTTAAGTTTCAGACTCTGTGTTGGCTTTACAGGCGTGTCGTCTTCTAACTTCCGTCGTGTCACCATCAGATTTCACATCCGTTTGCAGTGCAGGCCAGCGTCTGTGCTCCCTCTACGTTATCCTGACCTTCTTGGAAGGCATCCCAATCAATACCCTTAGGCATTGTCTGCATCAGCTTGTTGTACTCCTCTTCAGTGATGGACTCATAAGGAGCCTGTTTATAAGTACCTCCGTCCATCGGCAGGAAACTCACACCAGTGATCTCATCAAAGTTATCCCACACCCATGCACCAACTGCAGGCCATTCAGATTCCTTGACACTGATGGTCACAGAAGGCTTATGCTCACAGTAGTGACGCTGATACAGCAACCACAGACGCAGATGCTTGATAGCATCCAAGTCTTCCCGCAGCAATGCGCCTGGAGCAACCTTTACAGGGAAGCTGAAGACAGTGGTGCTGTCAGGCTTGTAGAAGTCTGCTTCAGCAGGGAACCCCTGAGACTTCAGGAAGTCAGTAAGAGGGTCTTTGTTATCAGAACGGACACGGCGGATGTAAAAAGCACTATGCTGAGGATGGATACCACTAGCAGTTCCCGCAAGTTGAGAAACCGTCCCCTCCGGCTTGATGGCGGTGATAGCCACAGAACGATTGATACCAATAGCATCAGCGTACTCAGCGTTAGTAGCAACAGCAACACTACGAAGTTCCTCCAACAGAGCAGGCAATGCTGCATTATCAGGATCATTGAGCAAAGGATTGTCAAGAATACCTGTCATCGACACACCAAGCAACCGTTCCTCTTCAGTGTTCGTCTGCCAAATCTTCCGAAGATACGGGAAGCTGGTCATCGTCGACTGAAAAGTTCCAAGGATAGTAGCCATAGCAATCTTGTTCCTAAGAGAATCCACACTATCATCGCTACGAACAATGACAGAAGAAAGATTACAGAACTGATAAGGACGCAAGATAATTTCTGAACAAGGGTTAGTGCCCCACTCTTGATCTTCTTCCCGTCTGCCATTCTTAGCTGCCTGAAGTTTACTTGCATATCGATTAAAGATTCCTCGCTCACCTGAATGCGACTCATAGATGCTAGTCCACTCACGCATGAACTGACCCACCGTAGGACGACTGTCGTACACAGCAGAGTTGTTAGCCAATGCTCGTTGTCCGTTACCATCCCACCAGTTGCCTGCCTTAGCGTGAGCCATACGATCATCGCTCAAGTCAGACAGAGAGATCATCGCAGACCTACGGACTCCTCCCACGACCACAACTTCTCCAATCTTGCAAAGGATGTCGTGAGCCTCAAGACTGTTAAGTTTACGACCAGCCGCGCCTTTGAACTTGCTGACCACGTACTTAAAGAGTTCAACAAGCGGCCCAGGCCCGGATGCCCTGCCTCCGAAAGTCTTGAGTCGAGCACCAGCAGGGCGGACTCCAGAGACATCCCACTTCGGGATCTCGCCTGCATAAAGTAGGGCGATAACCTGTCGTAGCGCCTTAGCCCATCCTTCCTTGGAGTCTTTAACAACAACCACAGACTCAGAATCGTAGAGCTTACAAGGGATCTCAGGCAACTTATTGACATACTTCTGTTCCACGCTGAAGCCCACACCAGTGCCGCACAGCAAAATGTACATGGCCTCATCAAAGGCCTTTGTATCATCGATGGGCAAGTATGAGCAGTTGTAACCTGCTGCGTTCTGTCGTTCCAGTGCATCCCCGCTTGTCATGATGGAGCGCATACTTGGCACGACTTCAAGGTTAGTCACAGCCTCTTGCAGTCGCTCACGCAGCCCTATAGGCATTTCATAGTTATGCTTCTTGAGCAAGTGTCCTGACATGAAGTCAAAGTACCGATTCACTGTCTCAGGCCAGTGTTCACGACGACCCTTGTCGTCAAGAAATCGAGAGTACCGAGACTTGGCAATGTACTCGTTATAGCCATTCATCTTAAATGTCATAGTTCTTCCTGTAGTTGTTCTACTTGGTCTTCAATAATGTCTGAGAATCGTTCTACGATGTCGTCACTCTTAATGTCTAAGAGTTCTAAAAGCGTAACCTCGTCAAGTCTCTTCAGGCATTCCTTAATCTCTTCAAACGTTAGCGGATTGCTCAAGTTTGCTAATCTCCCTGTTTAGATACCACAATGCCTTACGCAGATCCTCAAGTTTATTCTTCTTGTGGTCTGCCCGTGCTACATATTTGATCACGTTGGCAAGCCTGAAGTTCAGTCCCCATGCTTCAATCGCGTCAATCACTTCAATGCCACCCTGTGTGTAGTGTTTAGGATGGTTCACATTGTCTTGTGACTGTTTTGTGATTGGTACAGTTTTGATAGGAGGGTCACTGAAGACTCCTTTAGCAATAAACCGGTTGCTCCAGGAGCAGTTAGTGCAAGGCGTTTCATAATCTGTAAACTTCTCGTAGAAGCAGTCCTTGCAGGTAGTAAACTTATTTCCCATACGTCATTCGTGCCCTATATGATTCAGGAAACAACTCTTCGATAGTCTCAGCAACGAGTTCTGCAACCATTCGTGTTTCCTTTTGTGTGTCTGGTTTCAATCGTAGCGCAAGCATGTCACAGAAGGCACCCAATGTACCACTCCAGATCCATTCTGTCATGGTGTTCTGAGGCAGTACCATTCGTGCCTGCTCTGGGCATGCTCCTACCCTAATTAGGTAGTTGTACTGCGCCAGTGCATCAGAAATTAGCACGTCCATGCCATTTAGCTTCTCTTCTTCCACCAGTTCATCGCTGCTGCCTTGCTTGACACTCTCTGCCCGCTTACGGATTGGAGGCATGTAGAACTCTGGTTCAGCATCAACGTAGCGCCTACTCACCTCGTTCCACGGCATGAACTTGTGCTTCACTAGTTGTCGAGCAACAAAGATCGGAGCCTTGACACGGAAGCTCATGAAGGCATGATTGAATGGACTGAGATGCTTATGCTTTGCAAGATAGTTCAGCAGCTTCTTGTCCTTCTCAGGGAAGACAGGCCAATTATCGTCGTTAAGCTCCATTGCACTTTCTTTGTTGAAAGAAACACGGGCAGCATTGACGATAGTGGTATCTGTTCCGCAGAAAGTAATCAGTTCTACTTTAATGTCAGCCGTTTGCATACTTCCTCCGAAGGTATTCAATGCTCAGGAACATCTCATCAAACTGCCCTTGTCGTACATCATTCAAGACAACAAGGCCACGCCAATGACTGTTGCTGAGGCCATCCATGTAGGGCTCATCGTGAAGATAGTAAGAGCCTGCAATGATGGAGCACAGAGGAATTCCATCAGCCCTCTTACCATATGCTACTTGTTTGCCTTGCTGATGACCAGCAATGCAAGACATATGAAGTTTAGAGACAATAGCAGAGGCGCTGGAAGCAGGCCTGCCCATAGCCCCAACAGGCCAATAATGACTGTAACCCACACCGTCAATGAAGACAGGTTGTAGAAATCCATGTACTTCCCAATCTTTTTCATAGCCTAAGTCTTTAGTGCTGATCAGCCCGTCAAGGATAGGCGAGTTGTTAATGGCTCTGTCGATTCTGTTCTCATGGTTACCCAGGAGCAGAACCATCCGAGGCTTGTAGATCTTGTCCTTGTTCTTCTTCTGCTGTGCCTGCAAGTCACGTATAGGCTTCAGAAGCATTTGCATTGCTTCCTTAGTGAAGTCTACGTCCTTCTTGTAGCGAAGGCCCTCAAAGACCTTGGAGCCTGCCTTATCGTGTGTTGATAGGCTAGGCATGTCCGCAAAGTCTCCGAGGTTGATCACTACGTCAGGCCTGTATTCCACGATTGCTTTACCAGCCCATTCAAGATGCTCTAGAGGAACACCCTCACGAACTTGGCAATCAGGGATAATCAGGTGTCGAGTCATTCAGTCAGTCCTGCCTTTTCATCATCTTGTTCGTCTTCATTGTCTTCCGGGACATTGAAGAACTCTCCATGCCAATCTGTTTCAGGATCAGTGTAAGGAGAATACTTCAATTGAATTTTGCTTTGAATCTCGTATCGATATACTGACTCAAGGAACTTTACGAAATGATCCAGAACATACGGCCATGATTGCAACTGATAGTCTGTCTCAGTCAGTTCAAAACTGATGTTAGCCTCTTCAGACTTATAGTTGAAAGTAAATACATCGTTCTTAACGGTCATTGCCTGATCCTTTAATAGTATTACGTTGCTTACGAGACTCTAGCTTCTCAATGTTCTTGTCAGCAATCTCTGACAACGACAGCCCATGATACATGGCGATCCCTGAGACGAACCACAGAATGTCTCCTAGTTCCTTAGGCAAAGCCATGTAGTCTAAATTAGTACGATCACGCAAGCATTTAGCAAATAGACTTTGTAGCTCACCTACTTCACCAGCAAGACCGGGAAGCAGGTACTGGTTTGTCTTTGCTGTCGGTAGCGCATAGCTCCATGCCTGCTTTTGATATTCATCGAATGTCATCAAAGACCTTTCCACTTTCTTTAATAGCGTTCTTGATAGCCTCTTTGATAGCCCAATCAAGCAACAGCTTTACTTCTTCGTTGGTCAGATCAAAGTGCAACGTTGCTGAACCATCTTCGTGTTCAGTGATTTCATTTACTTGCATCGGTCAGTACCTTAAAGAAATAATCAGCATCAACAACAACAAGAGGCTTGCACTGATTCTGCTTAATGACCACAACAGGCTCCTTATTACCGTGCACAGAGGCTTGTTTGTAAAATTCATATACAGCTATCTTTGCGTAACTCTTGCATTCTATCTGAATTGGATAAACCTTACGTGCAGCAGGGGATAACTTAACGTCTTCCCCCGGTGCTCCCATGCTGGTACTGACAACATCGTCAGGCTCTAGCTTAGGAGCATGCTCTAGTAACTTCTTAGCCACCCACTGCTGGAGGAGCCTTCCCTTATTCTTCGCACTGCTCGGGTTCATGGAATGTATTCATAAACTGGTGGAGCAGGTTACCGAAGGAGTCTACAAAGACCTCATCGTGGTCATTCCTGCCCATAGTGTAAAGGATAGCATGAACAAGCTCATGGTAGAAGGTAGACTCTTTAGCTTGTACTGGCATGTTCCTGCTAATACGCAGCATGGCCTGAGCAGGCTCACAGTTTCCCATCTCCGTCAGGTGATCTACTTCGTAGACATCCCAGACTGTCCCTGCGAGCATGAAGGAGGACACCAACTCTCCGTCACGCTTCTCCTTAGCCACAGGAGATTCCCGTTCTCCAGAATCCTTGTAGATTCCATTCCGTTGTCGGCGTACACTTTGCATATGACCTCATACATTTCTTGCTCAGTCTTGCAGTCCATGAGCAGTTTGTTTGCTTTAACAGGACCGATTCCTCTAACACCTTCAATGTTATCGGTGCGATCCCCTGTTAACATCTGTTTGTAAAAGTTCTTCAGTCCGTCAAAGGCACTGATGTAGTACTTCTCGTCCTTCACCGGGTTGTAGTGCCAGCCCTCAAGTTGATCCAAATCTTTGTCCACATGGGCTATCCAGCAACCCCCCTTGACAGACTCCCTAGCCACAGCATCGTCAGCTTCATCACCGTCTGTTACCTCAGCCCCCAGTTTGACTAGATGTTCTCGTAAGACATCGTAGTGTGGCGGCTTTGCAACATCCTTACGGTTACCTTTGTAAGGCACATGTTTGGCAATGTCGTACCTGAAATTGTTCTTACCTGTTAAGTAGGCTTTGTAATCGTCACACTTGAGGACACGATAAACAAAGTCATTGAGAAACTCTGTCAAATGATAGCAGACCCTATCGTTCGGTCCTTCTGGATCAGCGAAGGAGACACGATACACCAAGAAGTCTGCATCAATCAACGCTAGTTTCAGATCATCACAGGATGTCGTCATTCTCTTCCGCTACGCTGCCTTCAGGGTCGTACACCTTGAGTTCAGTCACAATCAACTTACGAATCGACGGAGAAGCCCCGAACTTAGCCGACATCTTATGACGATAAGAAGACACCAGAGCCACAACCTTAGTGCCGTTACCGATCTTCGCAATGTCAATCTTGTTACCATCTTCGTCCACAGGCTCGAACACAAACTTAGACTTGGCAACCACGTAGCGGCCCATAGGATCACGGTCTTTAACCTTGATGCCAAGCTGACCCTCAAGAGCCTTTACAGCAGCCTCGCTGAGGCCACCGAGGCAGCACTCATACTTAGTGTTATCTTCATCAAACTTTGTGTTGAAGGTGTTCATGAACGAAGCCCAGAACAGTTCACCAGAAACCTTGACAGGTTTGAAAACATCACTCATTGTTTATTCCTCTTTCGATTAAATTGGTACGGCTGATCGGAGTCGAACCGATACGCCTAACGGCGAGGGATTTTAAGTCCCTTGTGTCTACCTGTTCCACCACAACCGCATGAATGCTATTGTAGCACTCTTTCTTTGCCGTTGTCAACCCCATAGGCAGCAAAATGTATAGCCTGTAGTGCTTTATACAACATTGCTCCTACGTATTCAATGTCCAAGTCTTCTGATGCCTGAACCCGCAGTTCATCATCAATGACTTGGAGTACTACCATGCGCTCAATGGGTGTCTCGCCACGACTTGCCAACTTTGTATTCTCCATCTAGAGGACACCTTAGCTTGAAGTATGTCCCTGCATCAATGATGCTTTGTTTAGCTGCTTTGCCTGCAAGTTCTGCAATGTCAGGATGGCATTCAAACTGAAACTCATCATGAACATTAGCCACGAACTTCACAGGCCACTTGTTAGCCTTGATCTTGTCGTTGAACAACACCAAAGCCTTCTTCATCACAATCGCGCCTGCTCCTTGAAGTAGGCTGTTAAGTGCCGCATGTTCGGAGCGTACCCAAATCTTTCGACCATCAAGCCCCGGTACATAACCCTTGCCCGCATACTTAGAGACTCTATCACGTAGACTCTTGAGAGCGGGAGTCGCTTTAAGAAAGGCATCAATAAGTTTCTGTCCTTCTTTTGCCCCACCACCCACAATAGAACCAATCTTTGCTGGGCCGGCACCGTACAAGAAAGCGTAGATGAACGTCTTCGCTTGGTCTCTCGTTTGTAAGCCGGCTGCTTTCTGGTTCTTGGTGTGGATGTCTGTGCCGTCCTTAGAAGACCCTGAGACGACCGCTTTAACATAGTCTTCATCCTTCATGTAATGAGCAAGCATCCGAAGCTCAAGACCACTAGCGTCACAGCCTACAAGCACACTACCGTCTTCCACTGTCCAGCACTCGCGGCACTCGTGCCCGTAGATGCTGCCAGAGTTCGGAATCTGTGCCATGTTGGGGCTGTGGTGCGTCATACGGCCCGTAACGGCGCCGTTAGTGATCACCCTACCGTGTACTCTGTTGTCTTCTCCCAGAGCCTCCATCCATGATTCAATCTGTGCTACACGCTTCTGGAGCATCAGATACTCTGCAATCATCTTAGCTTCAGGAAAAGACAACTTAGACAACACTCCTTCATCGACAATGGGCTGTCCTGTCTCAGTGAAAGTCTCAGGTTTCCACCCAAGTTCTATCAGCTTTTCTCCGATCTGCTTTCTTGATCCTGGATTGAACTCAACCAGTTTGGGTTTAAGAGACTTGCCAGTTTTCTCGGAGACTCTTGGGACTTCATAGGCAGGCCAACGCTGCTGCATTGACTCATAAACTTCTGCCATTCTTCCTTTGATGTCAGCAAGTAGACTGGTCGTGTACGGGATGTCAAGTTTGAATCCATTACGTTCCTGCTGTGCTATGATAGCTGCTACTTGGTGTTCCAGTTCAATGCTTTCGTCCGAGAACTCCTTCTTCTTTAGCTGGGTTGTAAGATGATTGTAGAGCAGTTCAGTTACTTCAACATCAGCAATGCAGTACTCAACAAGAAGATCATCAAAAGGATCATCAAAACACTCCCCACGATAAAGTTGCTTACGGCCTGCAAGTTCTTCCCACCTAGTGGCATAGTCAATCTTGTTCCTCCCTAGTGTCCTTCCCCAAGCCTCTAGGCTGTGTCCGCCTTCCCTGCTCGGCTCTAGCAGTCGGCTTGCGACTAATGTATCGTAGCACTGGCTCAATCGTATCTTCGTCTTCCATAAGCGATTCAATAGAGGAGCATCGAAACCGATGCCGTTCTGCATGACTATCAACGTACATTGATCCAGAAATTCCCTTAGACCGTCTGCTGCTCTCCATAAACGAACCTTTCCGGTGTCGATGTCTTTAGTTACTACTAGGTGAATCTGCTTCGCCTTGCTGTTTGTCTCTATGTCGAGAACAATTCTCATATGCTTCTTTCAACTGCTCATACTGGTGGATCAATAGCTGATACCTGTGTTGAAGATCATCATACTTTCCTTGTAGCTCCCAAACCCTTCCAATCAACTGTTCAAGGCTGATCAC